TTGATAAAGCTTAGCGGAAGTGTCTTGAGAAGTAAAGTGAGTCAGAGAGGCAAGAGAGTAAGCATGGTAATCAAGAAAAGAATCAGCGTTAGACATATTAGAACCAGTGAAATCGTTACCAGAAACCTGATAGAAAGAACCAGAGTTGTTGTAAGGTGGACCAGTGAAATATCCAAGTTCTCCAGAACCATAAGCACCAACGGCAGAGGCAAGAGAGGCACCTACGTCAGAGGCAAGGGCAATAGTAGAGTATCCATTGGTATTTTGAGGGGAACTAGAAGTATATGTAAAATACCTATTAGATGTAGAGGGGTTAAGGATAAATCCTTCTGAGTCGAGAGTAACATCAGAAGTACAAATATCGGGAAGGGTAGTTACTCCGAAAGAATTAAGACATCTTATTGTAAATGTAAAATCACGTTGTTGAGTTTGAAATGCAGAGAAACCACGTCGAGCACCTAAAATAGAAATAGATTGAATATCATCGATTCCTGAGAAAGTAATAACAGGGATAGTGTCGTAACCATTAGAGTCAGTAGTAGCGGTAAAAGGAAGAGAGTCGAAATCAGAATAACCGACAATAGAATCATCGGAATAGTAATTAGGGAAATTTTCGGCAAAGGCAAAAAAGGGCAAAAATGCAAATACGATTGTTAAAATTTTTGTTATGTTTTTCAAAAGCATATTCCGGAGCACCCAACGGGTGCTTCCGGATATGCTCTCGAAATTATCGTAGAGACTTTTTAACGAATCTCCATCCTACTCGGAATACGAGATATCCTACACCGATTGCGATAGTCACACCTAAGATTGCTAGTACAGATGTACCGAAGTCAGTAGCTGAGCCTGTAATAAGTGCTTGAGTTGCTGTTGCGTTCATTGGAATATTGAAGTTAATACTGATAATGGAACATTACTGAAAGAAAATATACAAAAGAGCAACAAAAAATCCAGTCAGAGAGGATGAGAACAATGTTTCAAGTAGAATTATCTCCATAGCGTTTATTGTAGTTGGGACATCACGAAAGAAACAAAAACCTTAACCATAAGAATAGTAAGCAATGAAGTTACCATAATAGAAGGAATAAAATATGTTACTACTGTTGTCATTTATTTTCTTTTAAGAAATACTAGTAATGTAGATGTGGTAGCAAGAAATGTTGCCAACCATACTAGAATTATAGCAGAGTTATTAATAATTGAAAGGTCAGCTACAATTGTAGTTGAAGTTCCGTTACCTGATGGAGGTGTGACAACGGTAGAACCATCATCACATGTTACTTGAGTGTAACCATCATTTTTCCAGTTATTGTTTTCCCATTCAGTATTATTATAGTTACGAATAGCATAAGAGGCAGTAGGACCAGAAATGCCGTCGTTAGTATGAGAAACATACGTAGAGGAATTAGATTCACAGAAAGCAGTGGCAACCTCAGTTCGAGATGTGGAGTTCCAATTAACCCAACCAATAGGGTCTCCGTCGAAAGTAGGGTTATTATATGTAACATCAGCACCGAATACGAAAGTCGGGATAAAGAAAAATAGAGCTAGAAAAGTTTTTGTTATTAGAGTCATGGAAATATTGTAACAAAAAAAGCCATAAACGGCTAATTTTGCATTATAAGAAAGAAAGCTTATTACCGTATGGGATTAAAGTTTTTCTGCGTTTGTAATTTGGAAGGTTTTGAATCCAAACATGTCAACTTTGATGGTAACTTCGATAGAATCACCTTTTGTGAATACGTCGTTTAAATCCTCAAGAATTGTACAACCGAAGACTTTAGAATCAACCCCATCTGATAATTTTAACATATTATAGTCTTTTCCTGTTTTGCTAGAGACTCCTTGTAAATGTTCGACAAAGATTACGTTTGTAGTTAAGTTATTCATTGTGTTTAAGTATTATTTTATTAATGTCGTCACTTTTTTTAGAGTAGACAATATCCATATTATCAGCTTGTATTGTTTTGTCAAACGCGTAATGCTCGGTAGGTCGGAACAATCCGCGAGAGCAAAAATAGACCTTCTCACCATAAAGTCTTTTGTCAAATGTTTCTTTGGTTAGATATTTGACTAAATACCATTCAAGGTTGTTACGAACGAGTTTAAGGTCAACGGAGCCGAGGTTCCAAAGCGTCTTGAAGTCCGGAATTGAAATGTAAGGGCAGTTAAAAAGTATTCCATGATAGTGGACTGCACCACGTTTCTGGAACTCGACCACGACAAGATACTTCGGGCTATATCCAAGGAAACAACGGAGTCTTCGTATAAATTTTTTGAACTCGGCATTCGACTCTCTAAGGTCCTGCATGTTTTCGCGATACGTAAGAGTGAAGAATATAGGTTTGTGTCCCCAAGCAGTAAGATTGCATGCAACGAGCTGTCGAACCTTTTTTCTAGTTCTGATAATAGAGCGTTCTGCTCGCTCACTGTTTTCGTCTTCGTTTCGAGCAGTTCGGTTTCGAGGTTGAGTTTCTGAAAATAAGAGTCTAGGGCTCTTATATCTTGTATGTTCAATATATTTTCCATATTTGATTGTTTTAGTGTTGTAAAATTGTTTGACAAGACGACCAGAGGGCAATATCGTGCCTCGAAGGTTCTCGTATCGGGTGTAATCGTTCATGTTCTTTAATGTGCTATTAACCAAGCTCACGGACGAGCAATCAAACATCTACGCTAAGAGCATACAAAAAAGCGAAATACCGTCAATGTCGCTACGCTCTATTGACTGCATTTCTTGCTTTATTTGTTTATGCTCCGCTATGAAGTTTGACATAGTCTTATATTAGCACAGTGTTTAACGATGTACAACCTTTTGATGTTTACAGTTATGATTGGGGTCATCTTTGTGTTCACACTCATAGACCATATGTCGGAGAGGAGCGGGAGGAGATTGAGGAATATCTTGTCTAGTATCATAGATATCGACATCGTCTTTGTCAATAAAAAAGAAAGAGGGCAAAAAAGAATATTTTTTATTATGTGGGTCGTCGGAAAGGATATTCTCAACTTCACGGACCATTACAATACCCCAAATTTTCTTAATTGGTGGTTTTGTGGGAGAAGGGTCAGGAGAACCACAAAGTTTTTTTAGAGTATATACATTAGTAATCATTAAGCGAGCACGTAAATCAATCATAGAAAAATCTTGAGTATTTGCATAGATATCGACACCACGTTTTCGATATTGGGACAAGAACCTCTTTAGCTCATCGGTGAGGTTTGCAAAGTTCCTCGAATCTAATTCGGTTGCAATTTCGTCCCAAAGCAAATCAACGTCATGAAGTTCAGTAATTTTCTGTATTCTATCCCAATATTTAATTAAACAAACTCCATTTTCAAGAGTAGCAAATTCCTCAAATTCATCGGAAAATTTTATATTAGAGTAAAGATACCGAATATTACCGGTATTATTAAAATATTTTTTATTTCTTATAATTAAATCGCGAGCCTTCCCAGCAGAGTAAAGAGATTTACCTTGTCCGGGTTTTCCTTCAGTAATTTCAAATTTAGCCATATGTGACTATTTAACCATTTCCACCGATAAAAGGCAAATGGGAAACAAGCCATCGTGTTCCTCGCCAAGCAAGAACAATAAGTTGGTAAGCAATTACAAGTTGAATAATTTGTAATAAAGTTTCGTATGGAAATATTGGATTTAAGATTGCGAGATAACCAGAGAAAGTGGTTACGGCATCAGTAAAAGTAGAAGGGAAACCAGAACCATCAGGAAAAACACTGAGAATAAAATTCCCGATAGCAACTCCAAAAGCAATTAAAGCGTTAGTAATCATAATTATTATTCATCTCTATTAAATATTCTTCTTATTGATAATACTATACCATAACCAAACATAATCCAAAGAGCGTACATAAGAGTAGTACGAAGAAGACCAACAAAGGGAACATTAGAAATCATAGAAGGAGAAAGGATAGTAATATTACCGTATGAAGAAAATTGAGTTGAAATAGTTACTGGTGTTCCAGAGTTAGTGTAAAGAATATCAATTGCATCTCGTAATTCGTAAATATAGATGAAGGGAACTTTAGAAGACATAGTGTCGGAAATAGAACCTAACGAATCAATAGAATCTGGAGAGGGGAAAAAAAGACCAACAAATACATTACAAAGGGCAAAAGAAATTAAAGACTCATCATCGGAACAAGCATTAGGAGCATAATCAGTAACATCAAAACCTTCGAAAGTAATAGTAGTAGAACCACCGCCAATAGTAGTAGTAGAACCATTATAATTAAAAGAGAAAATAGGAGCATCAAGACCATAGAAATAAGTATTATCGTAAGCAGAAAAGTCAACCAAAGAGAA